AAAACACCTTCCCAGAATGTTTTATTAGCTCCACTAGAAATAGCTCTTTGACTTCCAGAGTGTATCGGAGGAACTACATGTGGTTGATGTTGATCGCCGATTACAGCTGCTAATTTAGAATTAATATAAGTCTTAATACAATGATTAAAAGCAGTTAATTCTGTTGGAGCACCACCATCTGCTCCAACAGAATAATCACCCTTTCTATATGCAGAAGGCATTATGCTGCTTTCGGTGGAATATCATTCACTAAAACAAATCCAGTTGGTATACCTTGTGCATTTCTCTTGTAGACTTTATCATTAACCATAGTAAATGCCATCTTTCTTGGTCCAGTAGGTGTATACGATGCATGGATCCAAACTGAACTTGGATAACGATATTCTAAAATTAACTGGTCATATGGTAAGGAACGCTCCATCTTTTGGATAATTTCATATGTTTTACCAATTCTATCTGGTAATAAAATTCCAATATCTACAGCTTGTCCTTTGGGGTGTTGAGATACTGGAGATTCTACAGCACCAATAACACCTTTTAGACGATATCCAGAGTTAATTCTCCATTGAGTTTTGTATCCACCAATTCCGCCAGGAAGAATTTCTAATGCTGGTTCTAATAAATTTTCAGCCATATTAGCCATGTTACATACTATTTCGCCGACAGTATATATTCTTTGTTCCTTACCATTAGAAAGCAACTGATCGACTAATCTATGTCTTCCATTAATACCACCATCAATTAACATACCAACAGTGAAGTTCTTAGATAGTCTATAATCATTACCAAATTCTTTAGTAGTATAGATTAATTTGCATTCTACTGTTTTCTGAGTTCCACCTCCACCAGTAGGTTCTGCTTCTTCTGCAGCAACTACTACACCACCGCCAACTACGCCTTCGGTTCTTGCCTGTTCTGATGAAGATTTTCTTCCTTCTGGTGTATCATAATCTTCTGGTGTTTCTGCAGTTGTCTTTTCTTCGAATTCTCTTTCTGGAGGAATTGCATATGGAATAATCGGATTTACTGGGTTTCCTAATTCTGGTGGAACTATATCGACAGGAACAGCACCTTCAGCACCATTACCAAATTGACCTTCGGAGTAATCCATTCTTGTGGAAGATCCAGATAGATAATTGGCTTCTCCCGCAGCTTCTATGTTAACTTTATCATTAGACTTTTGACTAATATTTGCTGCTTGGATCTGATAGTCTCCAGCAACTTTAACTCTAAAATCTCCACCAACAGCGAGAGTAAAATCTGTTGCGACTCCAAGATCTAAATTATTACCCACTTTAACAGTAGCGTTTTGTTCGACTTGGATATTTGCATCTGTTCTGGCATAAATGTTTGTATTACCATCAACAGTAATATTACATTCGCCAGCAACTCGGATACATCCATTCTTTTCTATTAAAACAAAACTGTCACCTACAATGTAATTGACTTGAACACCATTTGGGTCGATCTCAGTAAATGTACCAGATCTATGATATGTGTTTATTCTTTCGTAACCTGGAGTGTCATCAAATTCTTGAACATGACCAGATTCTGTTTCAAATACTTTATTAAATGGATACTTTGCACCATACACAGATTCTGGTTGATCCCATGTTCCACCATTTAATGCTTTTGGAACAGATCTAACTCTAAGATTATCTTTTTTCTTAACAATTGTACCATCAATAATCCCACGACTTAATCTGTTTGTATCTGGTTCACCAATATACTCATTAAGTGGATATTTGTTATTTGGATCTCTAAAACCTATTGTGTTGGAACCAGTTTGAATACTTTTCTTAGATGGTCCAGGCTCTGAACTTCCATCTACTGGTGGTTCAGCAATTGGCGCACCAGCATCTTTTTCTTCTCCACCTATTCCTGGTTGTCCATAAAAATACTCATAATATGATTGTTTTAATGCAGCGATATCTGGTGAATTAACTCCAACTGCTTTTTTAGCAGCAAGGAAATATCCTGGATGTGCATTAGGTGAAACACCTTTAACTCTGTCTTTAAAATAAAGAGCAGCAATAAGAGCAGAAATATTAATGTCTGCATCTAAAGAATCTGGATTGTTTACAATGTCTAAAGACAATCCCATTTGATTAGCTAAATTTTGATATCTTCTATAATTAGCCTTACCTGTTAGCTGGATAAATCCACGACCAAAATATTTACCGCCATCTGCATCAGTTTCATTTCCTAAGAAATTTTTACCACGTTTAGTTGGTCCATAAGCCCAAGAAAAGAATTCTTCTCTTGTGATACCTTTTCTAGAAGCATTAGAATATTTTTGAATATCTTCTTCTGTAGCAAAAGAGTATATCTGTTTAAGTCTAGATGGGCTATAATTAAAAGATTCTAATTGAGGAATCCAACGAGACTCACCTCCAGCAATCCCAAGCAAAGCGCACTTCTGCTCTTTAGTTGTCAATCCAACTTTGTCGCAAGCAACAAGTAACGCTTTAATACCTTCTGACGATTTACTTGGATTTGAAGAAGATTTTGCTGGTGGAATAGTTGGTATTGAAGAATTAACTGGAGTCTGTTTAACTGGATTTGATGATGTAGAACCAGTGGTAATTGGATCACCAGAACCAGAAACAACTGTATTTCCACTGCTATCAATAAGATAAGATTGTACTTTACTTTGATTTACTGCTTCTAAATTTGTTGGAACATCTTCAAATGTTATAATATTTTCTTTATATTCTGAAACTGGATTACTAATTGTGATCTGTGTTCCATTATTAACAGAAACAATAAAAGTTCCTTGCGGAATACTAAAGCCAAAAACTTTCATGTTGGCTTTTAGTGGTGCTGTTAAATTTTGATTGTTGGTATCTGGATCATAAAATGTTATAGTTTTACCAGATACTGGTCCAGGGATAGTTCTAAGCTGTAAATCTTTAATCTTAGTTGGTCGAACAATAGGAGTTTCATCATCTTGATCAATATTTCCTGGCGCACTTGGGACACCACCTACAGTACCAATCATAATAGGTTGCTGATGACCATCATCAGCAAAAATTATAATTACTGATGTTCCTTCGACTGGACCAATTGGGGAATATCCAATACCATTCATAGCAGCGGATGTAACAGGTTGAACTGGAACTGCCCATGGTAAATCTGCAGTAGGTAACTGAGATTTATCGTGCGTGTGTAATCCAACAACCCTGACTTGGCAACGACCAAGTCTTAATGGATCTTGTCTATTTTCTACAACACCATAGTAAAAATTCATTACTTACCCTTATTCATATTCATTAATGATGAGTCTTTTATTAATTCTATATGACATTCATGTTTCTCTCTGTCAATAGAATGATTAATAGCTGAAATAATATAATAACCAGAAAAAATTTTATCTGTTATATCATCATCTTTTTTGGTAACAGGCTCAATTCTATTAAATCTTACAAATACCTTTAAACCAACTGTATAGTCTGTTCTGCCTGGAACAGTTATCTGTATTTTATTTGCTTCTGCTATTTTTAATAAAGATAATCTTTCCTGTATATGTTTAGCATTAGTCACATCTCCAAATCCATTGAAGTTACCAAAATATTTTGGCATATTCATAATATATGAATTAGATCTAAAAATAGCGCTATCAGAATTTATTGGATATGTGTTAAGATGTTTCTGTTGTGCAAATCTATCAAACATCGAGTAATTTTTACTACTGTATGTTTTCTTTGTTACATCATATGCAATCATTTTAGAAGCAAGCATACCATTATTAATTCTATCAATGTAATCATAAGCAACTGGTATACTATATGACGTGATTCGTTTGTAATCTTTTTCAATATCAATGTTGCTTCCAGATTCACTAGCAAATTTATCATAAACAAATTCTTGATAAGGTTGATTACTATAAAGACTTTCTAAACTTATAAAATAAAACCCATCTCTGTTTTCAAAAAAGACATAATTTGGTGTTTTATTTTTATTAATTGCACTATCAACCAACCACATAATATTTTTGGTAGGAGACCAAAAATTTGAAATGTATTTGGTATTATTTAATGTATCTTCAATGTAAACCTGTTTTTCGCTTTCTAATCCGATTGTTTTATCTTTAATAAATGGTTCAATCAAATTAGAAATTTTATCAGCATATACTCTGCTTGTTTTTTTATTTAAATCAGTAACTGCTTCTACTGAAATAAAATGTAATTGGTAAACTACAGATCTATCGCCAACTAACTGTCTGTCAGTTAATTTGTAGATGTAATATTTACCTCTAATTGGATTCTTTTCTAGAGTTGGAGTTGTTATCTGAAGATCTAGATATTCTTCACCAATAAATGGGAATAGATTGATAAGATCTAAAGATTCTTTTACAACTAAACTACCAGAAATAAATGGTGCAAATATATCTTCATAAAAATGTACTGCTAAAACTTGTGCAGTGATGTCTTGATAAAAACCAGTTTGAGTAATTATCCTAACTTTATCAATGCTTACATCACCAGCAAATCTTAATGTATTACCTGTTTGCATTATAACAATTCTTTAAATTCTTTTAGAATAGTATTTACTACCTCTAAAGGTATAATTTTTATTCTTCGTTTTTGTTCGTTTAGTCTACGCTCGGCTGTATCATTAGTTACACCAACAGCACCTGGATAATCTGAATTAACAACAAATCCTCTTTCGTCTTCATAAAAAGCGATATCATAACGTGCATTACCATAAATGTTTTGAATATGACTGTCAAGAGCAGGTTCTTCTAAAGGAAAATCGCATATGTGACTAATTCTATCATTGGCTAACATAATTATCCAGTGATATTCTGGGTTACCATATACCTTTTCTGCAATAATTTCTACTGTCTCTCCATCAACAATATCATATTCATCATAAAGAGTGATATTACTTAGAATTTCTTTTCTAATTCTTACATTTCTAGTAATATCTTTAACTATGCTAGTTTTTGTTTGCGTCCCATATTTAAAATCATATAGGAACTCTGGAAAATCTTTAAAGTACATTATAGACCATCCTTAACTTTATCTTTAGTGAGAAGAGCAAGTTCACGGAAACTTAATTGCACATTTATCTGAGTTGGCATACCATTTTCAAATGTTGTAAATGCTCCGTTCGGTGTATAGTTAACACTCATCTCTGTTAGTACGCAAGAAGTGTGACGATGAATATTGAGATTTTCCTTTCCACCCTGATAATAGAATATATCAAACTCAGATGGATAAATGTAAACAAAATTATTTGAATCTTTAAATTCTGGATGCATATGGTATTTAAACTCTTGAATAATATTCAATACATTTTGAGCCTCTTCAGGACTTCTTGGGAAGAATTGATATTCAAACTGAAATGTTCTAAAGTCTACACCCTTAAAAATTTGTTCTTTCTTTGGATTTGCTGCTAAACCAGTGGCAGCAGAATTTGCTGCAGCAAATGGACCTTTAGATAAGGCTAAATTTGTTATAATTGCTTTGGCTGGCTCTGCTAGATTTTTTCCACCATCTTTAGATTTAAGAGCATTCATTATTTCATCACCTGCTGCACCAACCATAGCGATCGCAGCTGTATCATCTTCAGACCATTGCATACCATACCTGATCTGTAATTGATTTGGCATATGTAAGGCAATAGCAGTTTTTAATCTTTTTTGTGCTCTTGTCGCAGAAGCAGCATAACTAGCAACTGCTCCAGCACCAACTGTTGCTAGTGTAGCAGCCCCAGCAGAAACTCCACCAATACCTAATGCAGAACCAAGCAAAGCACCACCAGCAGATAATGCTGCGTTACTAGCAAATAACCCCTTGTTTGAAAAATTCTGAGCAATTAGATCACCGCGATCTCTAGGCAACAACTCATTGACAAATTTATCTTCACCTGCAGTTTTAGCTAGTTTAGAGTCAACTGCTACGTTAATATAGAAAATGACATAGTTACCACCGTAGATATCGGTTGGGCTCATAAGATCCGATGGGTAACTATGGCTTTTTACTTCATAGCCATCTTTACCCTTTTCTTTAAACGTAGTTGCAGAACCTCTTGGGGTATAGAGATTGGATCTCTGTTCTTGTCTTTGTTCTGCTTTTCTAATGTCTGCTTGGCTCATTTAGTACCTTTAACCTAAATAATTGGTGGTTATTATTTTCCAAGATTATTTATGTTCCATAAAAGAAAGTTTACTCCTATTTTTCCTGAAAAATACACAGGAGACCCTACAAATATAATTATGAGGTCTTCGTGGGAAACTATGTTCGCAAATTGGTGTGATAAAAATCCTTCTATCGTAAAATGGAACTCTGAAGAAATCGTGATTCCTTACAGATGTCCTACAGATAATAGAATCCATCGTTATTTTGTAGACTTTAAAATGACATTGAATACAGGTAAAACCTATCTTATTGAAGTTAAACCAAGCAAACAAGTTAGCCCTCCAATTTATCCTGGAAAAAGAACACAAAAATATCTAACAGAATCTCTTATTTTCATGAAAAATCAGGCTAAATGGGATGCTGCAAAAGAATACGCTAAAGATAGAGGATGGGAGTTTAAAATTATAACTGAATACGACTTGGGTATAGCAGCTAAATAATATTTATGCCTAAATCTAAAACTTTACTCGACGTCTTCGAACGCAACAAATATGACCTAGCAACAGCTGCTAGGAAATCTAAAGGTTGGTTCGATCAACAAGTCACATTGATGACTAGGCAGCAGATCACTCCTCCAAAAGTATTACAGGGAAATCCAGAGCAATTAACAACTACAATAATGCCTGGTCATTTATACATGTTTTTGTATGATCCTAAACTAAAAAACGAATTACCTTATTATGATAGATTTCCATTGGTGTTTCCATTTAGAAAAACTGAAGATGGATTTATTGGTTTAAATATGCATTATCTTCCATATGGTTTAAGGATACAGCTTTTAGATAGATTGTTGGTTTATAAAAGTAACGCAAAAATGAATGAAACTACTAGAATTAAATATTCATGGGCTTTGATTGATGGTGTTTCTAGATTTGATGCAGCAAAACCTTGTATAAAACAGTATTTAACTGGACATGTTAGATCTCAGTTTAGAAAAGTAAATTCTAACGACTGGGCTACTGCTATGTTATTGCCAGTAGAAAGATTTGTCGGTGCTAGTAAACAAGAAATCTGGGCAGATTCCAGAAGGATAATTAGAACAAAATGATAAAAGATTTCGTATCAGAAATAAAAAGAGGAGCAGTGGCAAGATCTAATAGATATGCCATTTTCTTCACACCACCTGTTGCAGTTACTGGAGAAGGTAATGCTACTACTCCAGACTATGGTTCTCTTAGAAAACTTCTATTATTTTGTGATTCTATTCAGATTCCAGGAGTAAACTTTTCGACTATTCAAAATAGATCTTATGGTGAATTTAGAGAAGTTCCATATGAAAAATTGTTCGATAATGTAAATATGTCATTCTATGTAGATCAAGATCTAAAAGTTAAAAATCTTTTTGATCAATGGATTAATGGAATTCAAAATCCTAGAACAAGAACTTTTAACTATTATAATAATTATACCACAAATATGGTTATTGAGGTGCAAGACATCAATGACAAAACTAGATATGAAGTTACACTTTGGGAATGCTATCCAAAAACTTTATCAAGCATTCAATTAGATGCATCTAACAAAGATGTTATGAAACTACAAGTAACTATGCAGTACAAATATTGGACAGCTTCTAATGTTTCTGTTCTTAATAATGATCAAAAAATTCCAGGTGGTATCTTAGGTAAGTTCACTAAAGATTTTAGTGGATTTCAAGAAACTATTAATAAAACTTTAGGTGAACGTGCTGGTAATTTTATCACAGGATCTGCATTAACTTATGGTGTAACAAAAATACCAGGATTATTGAAATTTTAAGCGAGTAAATATGAATATCGATGAATCATTATCTAAAGTGTTTGATGTTGAACCAGTAAAAACTGAGATTGTAGACAAAAATAACATTATTATTAAATCAGATAAAAATATCGAAGACGATTATGAAATAACAAGGTCTCATATAAGAATGTTATTGGTGCAAGGACAAGAAGCATTAAATAGTGCGCTTGAAGTCGCAAAACAATCTGAACACCCAAGAGCATTTGAAGTTGTTGGCAATTTAATGAAACAATTAGCTGATGTAAACCAACAACTAATGGATCTGCATCAGCAAAAAGCAAAACTTGATGCACCAAAAGAAAGCGCAAAGAAAGAAGTGACAAACAATAATGCTATCTTTGTAGGTAGCACTAGTGAGTTGAATAAGTTAATTAAAAATATGACTAAAGGAGATTAATATGGCATTACCTATGATGAGCGCACCAACCTATACAATGGTTGTGCCTTCAAGTGGATTGACAGTAAAATTTAGACCATTTTTGGTAAAAGAAGA